TTTGTAAGCTTGAGCTTGAAATTGTGTTACTGATTCTGCAAGTAAGGGATGTGTAACTGTACTAGCTCCGGCAAAAGGACCTTGCACATCTGTGTATTTAAAACCTAATAAATCTAAACCAGAGGTATACCCTTTTTCCCATTCTTTTCTAGATTCTCTATCTTTTCTGTAGTCAGACAAAAGACCACTAGCCAACCGACCAAGTGTAGTATCATCCATATCCTCCGCAAGGTTAACATAAAAATCCTCCTCTTCCTCAACAACAGGTTCTTGTACTTCGCCTTCTGTGACCTCTACGTCTACCGCTTCAGGTAGCTCAGAAGTTTCTAGCTCCTCTATATTTTCTTCATCATCCATTAGTATAACTTTGTTTTTTTGCCTTTGATTTCCATTTTTTGAGGCACCTCTATAATACCTCCGTTTGATACCATTTTTGCGCTTCTAAAAGACTTAGTTCTTATGTCTTCTACTTCATCGCCGACAATCGCAGGAAACATAGATTTATAGCTTCTTCTACGCGCGTTATCTTTGCCTCTTACATCTGAAATTAAATCAGGTTCTGTAAATTTTTTTGTCTTTGGTTTTTTACTAAAATAGGCAAATGGATTAGGTATCATGCTATCCATGTAATCGTCTTGATACTCTTGTTTTTTTCTTTTATAGTAGCTTTTCATTTTTGACATAATTTATTCTACCATTTAAACAGGTCTACGACTAGACCTCCAGTTTTCTTATAAAGTTTAAAAGGAGTGCCTCTCATCTCTGGTGTAATTTTAATAGCAAATGCTTCATAATACAAGTCTTTGTCTAAACTATCCATTTCTTTTACTTCAAATGTTATGTTTGCCGGTAAAGACTGCGCGTCAATTCTTTGCATTAGAGCCTGTTTTGCTTCTGCCTCAGTTGCAAAAGCTCCGTAATGTTCGTTTGTTGCTTCCATATTTTTATATTTTAAATTTTCAATAGCCTTTGGTTTAGCTTCACTTCCTATTATTTTAAAAGGTTTTGTAATGTCTGATTTTGCTATTTTAATAGTTTTAGCTTCTGTGCCGTATTGTTTTGCTAGTTTTTTAAAAACTTCAGGTATAAAGGCAGTTTTCTTTGTATTAGTCAATTTTGATTCTCCACCTTTTGTAGATTGAAAAACACCAGGGATACCTGTGCTACCATCGGGGGCTCCATAGTTCAACCAATTACCTTCTAGTCCTGAACCTTTTCCTTGTGTTTCCCCTGTTTGTTTAAGAGCCAGTGTTCGTGTTGTAGGATTCACAGCTACCCATTGTACTTCGGGATCTAATCGTGGAGCATTTTTAATAACGTTTTTAATAACAAAATCATTATAACTTTGTGGATTTAAAAAAGGTAAAAAGTCTGCATTACTTCTGATGTCTTGAGGTATAGATTCCCCTGCCATGTTTGCAGTATTTTGTAAAGCTTTCACTTCATCATTAATAGTATTTATTTCTTGAGTTATTCTAAAACGTTGGTCGTTGGGTAGTGTTTGCGCATTATCTCTTAACTCTTTTGATAAGACATCTCCTCTTGCTTGTCTTATGGCTATATCATCCTCATACAATAGTTTAGCTGCATCAAGGTTAAAAGTATTTACCCTTTTTGTTTTACCCCCTTCTCTTTTCAAAGTATTTAATGCTTGTTTTTGTGCATCAGATTGTATTTCATCAATAGCTGCAACTTTAACATTTGGGTTTTCGTGAAAATGTCTTATCCCATACCGAGCATAGGCAATTACATTTGGTATGTTCCTAAAATGCGCTTGTGATAAGTTTTTAGCTGGCATTAAATCTGGTGGTATCTGATAAACATCTTCTACATATTCCAAAGGACCATGAACTCTATAGGGGTGTTCTTTTGCATATAAAGGTGTTTTAAAGTTTCTTGGTTTGATTAGGGTATCGTGAAGTTTACTAAGTTTTTCAAACCTTGGTCTTAAATTTTCGCCATATGTTTTTTCAAAGGCATCTTCTAAAAGTTCTCGTTTTTGTGATGAAGTTAATGCGCTTTGGGATTGACTACCCAGGTCGCGTGTCACCTCTGCTATTGAGGTTGGTAAATCAAAAGTTTCCCGTCCCGTTGAGTGCTGACCAAATTTATTTAGGTTTTGGTAATATTCATCAAGTTGAACTTTTCTCTCATATAAATTTTTACGGGCGCTTTGAATAGCTGAAAGCTGATTAGCTCTAAGAGGAGATAACATCTGTCCTGTTGCATCATCTATTCTCATATTACCAACAGCAATCGTATTATCTGGAGCACTTCTTACCTTTTGCTCAAGGTCTTTAAAAATATTATCGTATTCATCAAAATAAGCCTCTTGTGTTTTTTTATATTCTTTAGGTGCTCTAAAGGTTACAATTTTACTACGCACTGCAGGTGAACGAACAACTGCATTTAAAATAACTTTTTTTGATACATCTTTGTCCATGTCCTTTGCAACTTTTAACAAACCTCCTATAAGTTCATCAGGTTTGTCTGGATTAAAAATGGCAATGTTTGTATCCTCTAGTTCTTCTCTAGTAATGTTTCGTTTTACACCTGTGGTTCCAGGAACTGTTTGTTGAGATTGATACTTTGGATTACCAAGTTTCTGTAACCAATAGTCAACAGACATTGCTTTCTTTGATGGGTCCAAAGCAACCTGATCATAAATTGCAGAACCAAAGTCTGTAGTTTCTCGGCCCATGTGTAAAGGTTTAAGTTTTACACCATCTGTTAACTTTTTGATCTCCTCTGCTTCAACTTGTTTTCTAGTCAAGGCAATTTGCCTACCCTGTTCTCTTTTAGATATCCCTGTGTCTACCTGATCTACAGGTGCAGGTGAGGTAGAAAATTCTTGTGGGGCCTCTCTGGGTGGCGCGGAACGTGGAACGTCATCTGTTTTTCCGATAAATTTTTTAAATAAGCCTTTGGCTAAACTTACAATACTCATTAGTAGTACCTATAATCCTTTGGAGGTCTATCCTCATTATCAACATAATCTGAGTATAACTCAACAAAGTTACCTTGTCTGTATCTTAGTACAGCTTGTGTAGTAGAATCTACAAAATCGTCATTTGCACCATTTGGGAAAGCTGCACATTCATCCATTACATCATCCGCAAACTTCTCTCCATGTGGATACCAAACAGCACCACTTTCAAAAATAGGTGCTACTGAGTTTACTCGGGTATGTTTATCATTACCACGGGTCGGGGTAAACGGAACAACAGGTATACCCATTCTTCTAAATTCTTGTGTCAAAGGTTCACCACTTGCTTTTTGCTCTATAATAATAGTCTCCGGTTCCCAATACTTATTAGCATCTAAAGCAACTGCTTTCAATTCTGGAAAATCAAATTTACCTCGTATGGCATCTAGTAAAATTATATGTGGAGCCCCGCCTTCTTCTGGAGTAAACACACCCCATGTTGTAATTGCAGAATAATCTGCAGTCTCTTTTTTTGAAAAGGCTGTATCATAACTTTGTATGACATGCATCAAATTTGGTATCTGCCCTTTCCAAGGTTGCCACCACTCTCGTTTTAAAATTGCACCTTCCTCACTGGTAGGCTCTTGCATATACTGAGCCGACCAATTACGAATCGGTACCGATGCTTTTATTTTTTCTAATTCTGGTAATTCCCAGTATTCAGGCCAGACTGGGTTCCCTGAATCGAGAATCGCAGGAAATGAAATTTGTTGCCATGTATCTGCTTTAGGTTCCGTTTGAGCCTTCAGTAATCTTCCCGTTAAATCATCCTCTGCCCATCTTGTCATTACTAATAATATTGAGCCTCCCGGTTGTAATCGTTGTCGTGGGCCAGAAGTGTACCATTCATACGCACGTCCCATTGCAGAATCTGACATGGAATCTTGTTCCGTGTGTGGATCATCTATAATTAATAAATCCGCACCACGGCCCGTGATACTCGCTCCAACGCCAGCGGCGTAATACTCTCCCCCTTGATTAGTTTCCCATCTACCTTTTGCTTTGGAGTCCTCACGCAGTTTCACGTCACCAAATATTTCTTTATACTCCGGAGAATCAATAATGTTACGAACCTTAGAACCGAACCTTACTGCTAATTCTGTATTGTGAGAAACTTGCATAATTTTTAATTTTGGATACTTGCCAATGATCCACGCAGGAAAATAGACAGAAGCAAATTCAGATTTAGTATGTCGTGGAGGCATATTTATGATGAGCCTCCCTTTTCTATTTTGTGCAATTCTAGTAAACTGATCTGCAATGATCTGGTGATGGCCCCACTTTTTTTTATCTTTTTCTTTTCTACATATAAAGTCTGGCCATACCTCTTGAACAAAATATAAAAAATGATCTTGGCACAGCTTTGTGTGCTTTATCCATAGTCTTTCTACTTCGAGCCTCAGTTTATCGGTAGGTACTAAATCTAGCTGCATGCTGTAAGTATAACTTAGTCTAAAGTATTTTCCACTATAAACGTGTATTTGTCTTAACTAAAGCCAGGAACTAGCGTAACTAATGCGAGATTAACGCGAGAATTGAAAACGAGGTTTCAAAGGTTTTTTGACAGTTGAAAGAGCCTTCTAAATTTAGGCAAAAAAAAACCCCTGTTAATAATTAAATTAACAGGGGTTCAAAGATAGATGAAGTAATTTACTTGTTGAGATTAAGTAAATGTTCTTTCATTCTTTTACGGAACTGATCCCGTTCTTTTTTTGTAATTGTTTCATTGTCTCTTAGTTTTTTTCCAAGATCGTTTGAAATATCATTAATGCTTTTATCAGTCATATTTAATCTCCAAAGTTATAAGTATCAATATCAGTATCAGTATCAGTATTTTCGTTGTAGGGATTATCAAGGATAACAGTCTGCAATTCTCCAAGATACTGATTTATTCTAGTTTTTAAATCTTGAGTAACTTGAGAGTTAGGATATTGAGCGTATATCTCTACTATTGCTCTTTCAGTTGCAGTATGAACTAATTGATAATTAATATTAGTTTTTTGTTCATCACTCATATTTCTAGATACCTCACTAGCATTAGTGCTAGTGAGATTAGAGTTGTTTAATATGTTTATTATATTTCTAGGCATATTTATTCTCCTATTATATCGATGCTCAATTCTTTACGTCTTGAGTTTGGTTTATGATAATATGAGTTTGGTTTATCGAAAGTCTCAATATTGACTAATTCATTGACCTTTGGAAAGTCTTGATAAACTTTTTTCATATCTATTGAATAAGTTTGTGAAGTTTTACAAACAATGGAAACTTGAGTTTTATTTACTTTAAACTCATTTATATAGATGTCTTTTTTTAACTGATTAACTTTTAAAGAAGTTAATATTTGACTTTCCATATCTGCAATCCTTGTTTTAAGTTTTTTTGATTGCTCTTTTAATTCTAATAGTTTTTTTAGAAATAAAAGATTGTTTGTCTTATTCTCTTTATTTAAAGAGTTTTGTACATATATTTTTTTCATGTCTTATACCTTTAATGAATGGTTAATAATGTTTGTACTATTTCAGTATATATTAAAATATGGGATAAACAACTATAAAAAACATTTTATTTAATTTTTTTTACACACCAAAGATATTTTTTTTCCCCGTGCTGGCACTTTTATTGAAGCGCCAGACGTTTGAAACGTTAACGGGAACGGGAACGGGAAACGGGAAATTAAAGTAATTTATTAAGACAGTATCCTGCTACTATTAATAGTAGCAGGAAAAATATAAAATAACTCATCACATTAATTCTGCTTTGGTTATTCCATCATCAGTTGTATAAAAAGAACATCTATCATTATTATGCAAGTCTGAAACAAATTGGGGATCGTTTCTTAAATATCCCCAACCATTTTTTTGATCACCCACAACAATCTCAATCCACATTCTTTCTGTGTTCACTGCTTTATGGTCTGCTTGAAATATAGCATAAACAAAATTAGGCATTTTCTTTTCTTGCTCTTTAACTTTGAAATATGATTTCTCGCCATGACTTCTGCAAGTAAATGCAAGATTTTCTTTTGGTTCTCTTAACATATCTCAAACCCTCCACTAGCTTTTGAAAATGCAATGAACTCTATAACATTTTCTTTGCTAAAAGGATAAGATGACCCCCAATCTTTTTGTTGGTGAATTTCTCCCCAATGTTTATTATAAGGATAAGGATAATTCACAGGTGCAAGATTTTGATTTGGTCGTAACTTTTCAACCTTTTCTTTAAGGTCTTCTAATTTTTTTTCAATCTTTGCGTTATGCGTCTTGGCTATTTTAATACGAGCATCAATTTCTTTTTGATGTTCATCAATAAAACCATTATCAATTAATGATTGTAACCTGTTCGCAATAGCAATAGATGTGCCTTTAGAAAATTTTCTACCACTATTTATGTGAATTTCGTTTGCTTGTTCGTGTGTAATTAAATCAGAGCACTTGTCTAATATAAGGTCTGCTAATGGTCTCCACCACCATATATTATTTCTAAAATACGACCCTATATTTTCTTGTTCCCATTTTTGTTTATTTTGAAAATAATTATCTTTATCTTCGTTGGTTGCTTTTTCCCAATCAATCGTTGGTTGTTTGCCTTTTAATTTTGGGGCTAGCCCATAAATATCAAAACCCATAATATACTCCTTTGTTGAGGTTTAAAAATTTACTCTTACATTTTATCCCATATATATATTAATGTAAACCCTTTTTTTATTTTTCCGATTAATGTAAACCCTTTTTTTATTTTTTCCGACCAGGTGTTTTTTCCGAGCGCGACCGCGCACGGCTTCCTTACGAACAATAACATTCAAAACGAATTATGAAAAAACGGGAACGGGAAATGGCTTCAGCAAAACGAGTTGCTGGCCAGCTGCGCGCGCCGAATCTTTACGAAGGCTAAACGTTTACCGCAAATTATGAAAAAACGGGAACGGGAAATGCGTTCCTATTGGAACGCATTATAGATTAAGAAGCCAAATATCAAAATTAGCCACCCCGCTGCCCTGGGGTACATGATCCCTAATAGCAGCAGAACGAGTAACGTCGCCCCGTTCATGCGGTTCTCTTCTGATACTCTTCGTGCTCCTTATAGTCGTCACGCAATGATTTTGATATCTCAGTGTAATTAACTGCATCAAGAAACGCTAACGCATAATTAGCCATAAAAGACCGGCTAATAAAAAGATGCCTGCTTTCGTCTGTGTCACTGCAAACCACATCTTCTACATATTCTTTTAAAAGAATCGGTTCAAACTTTGGGGCCAAATGGTCTACAGGCTCCCAGTTGTCTATGATTTCAAGCTTGACGCGCCATGTTTCGTAGTTTGTCCAACCATTATAAGTTTTATCTTGCATAATATACTCCTTTGTTGAAAAATTTATATGCAGCTTCAGGTTACCTGGTAAAAGCGTGTTGGTCAAGCCTTAATTATTATATTAATGGGACTGTCTTTCTGGAGAACAAGCTGCGCGCGCCTGGCGGCAGCTTCTTAACGTACAAAACTAAAAACCAATAAAAATAACAACGGGAACGGGAAACGGGATTTTATACAGCTGCTTCGAGCTGGCCGCACGCGGCCAGGGCTTTTAACAAACCAGAAGGATTATCAATAAAACAAGAAACGGGAAACGGGATTCCAGGTTCACGTACCTGTAGAAGTTCAAGCACTCTTAAGGAGACACGCTGATTAAGAATAAAACATTTGCCTCCTGCTCGTTGTCTTTTTAAATGCCAATTAACCTGATACTTTGATAAGCCACAATTCTTAGCTTCGTTTGCTTTTAATTCTAACCAAAATTCACAATCTTCAATACAAGCATTAACATCAGGTATTCCGTTAATTGTAGAACTTTCAATACGCATCAAATGCCAACGTTTTTTTGTTTTTTGAATCAAGTTAATGCGTTGCCACAATTTAGCTTCATGACCTCTCATTTAACCTCTTTGATAGGTGTTATATCAATAATGTTTTTCGCATCATGTATTCTATTTTCTAACTCTTCTAGTCTTTTTTCTAATTGTTCGCGTGACATTCCTTCTAATGTGGAGTGCGTTACTTCTTTTTTATCAACAAACAACCCCGCTAATTGACCCGATCTAAACTCTGCATTTATGGCTCCGGTGTATTGACCTTTTTGTTCTGCGCCATCTCTT